TATATACCCGTGTCCCGTTTTACCAAAACTTTCCAAATTTATCAATCAATCCCCCAATTATACAAAACTTTTATTTTGTATTATGCATATTATACAAATATTATTCCACGTTTTATCAGTATGTTGTGCACATCACCAATTGACATATCCGAACAAATGTTCTATAATATAGTTAGAAAACGAACAAATGTTCGTTACTTAAAAATAATACGGGAGGATTTCCAAATGACTATAGATGAATACACAAGTCTAACACGTGAATTAGCGTCAGGCGACGCAGACGAAGCGCGTACTTCTCAGATTCTCGTTAGTCTCACAGATGCGTTTACAGAGTCATCGTCAAATCTTGAAAACGCACAAAACGAGATAACCAAACTGACAGACAGCAACACTTCGCTCAAACAGGCAAATTACGAATTGTTCTTACGAATAGGCTCCAAGCCCTCGGACCAGCCCGACACATCCGAACAGACACCTAAGACACCCGAAGATTACACCGCCGAAATCGGCGAGTATAGATAAAAAGGAGTTATAATTAAAATGGCAAACGCAACAAGAGCCGTTTCAGTTATGAACGCAGTGAGAGCGGCAGGCTCTCATAATTATCAGTCGTTCATTCCGGAGGCAACACTTACAAACATTGCAGAGGTCGGAAACCCTATAATTAATTATCAGGCAATCCGAAATGAATTCTGCACACTTCTCCCCAACATTATTTTTGACACCGTTCTTCACAATAGAGTGTGGAACAATGAATTCGCGTTTCTTCGTAAAGCACTGCCCATGGGTTCTGATGTAGAGGAAATCGCAGTCAATCCGGCTAAGGCAGAAAAATTTGACCCCGAAAATGATTACCTTACGGGATATTTCGATAAGCCCGATATTAAGGTTGCGTTTCATCGTCTTAACCGTAAAGACCAATTTAAAGCGCGTATTCAGAATAACGAACTTAAACTTGCGTTCCGTTCATGGGAAGACCTCGACGACCTTATTGCGGGCGTAATTAATTCGCTCTACAACGGTGATAACATCGAAGAGTTTGCACTTCTCAAGAACACTATAAACAGCGCGCTTGCAAAGGGCTACGTCTCAACCGTACAGGTTGCAGAGCCGACCGATGAAGCATCTGCAAAAGCGTTTATGCGTAAGGTTCGGCAGACTTACATTGATTTCAGATTCCCGTCGTCGCGTTTTAACCGTTATGCAGAAATATCGGGAGACGGCAAGCCGTATATCACGTTCTCTCCCACTGAGGAAACGATGATAATTATTTCATCCGCTGTTTCCTCTATTGTCGATGTGGATGTACTCGCGGCGGCGTTTAACATGGAGCGCGCCGACTTTATGGGTCGCGTTATCTATGTAGACGACTTTGGTATTGATGGTGTTTATGCTCTTATGTGCGACCGTCGGTTCTTTCAGATTTATGATTCTCTCCGCGAGACGGGTTCGTTCTACAATCCGGCGCGTATGGAGTGGAGATATTTTTGGAATGTATGGCAGACCTACAGCGTATCACCGCTTGCTAACGCTGTAATATTTACGTCAATTGCTGACGGGAAAGTAGACGGCGCACAGCTTTCAGCCGGACAGGATACTGTAACTCTTAGCGACACTGCTACTGATGTTGTCGTAGACGCGTCTGACTTTAACAACACTGTTTCTCTGTTCCTTATGGGTAATAACATTCCCGATAATCAGACCGTTACCGCTACAGCTACTAAGGACGGTTCAGCAGCGTCCGCGTCCGTTGTAACTGTAACACATAAGTTGGGAAATCAGTACACGGTTACTTATGATAAGAAGACAACCACAGCATCAGAGAAAACACAGGTTGTTCTTAAAATCGGTAGTGATATAATCGGCGCGTTCACTGTAGATAATTCCAAGTAAAAAGATAAGCTCGATGAGCTTTTAATAAGCATACTATCTTAATAATCGAGAGGGAATGGTGGGTGGGTATATAAATATGAAACTTATTCTTACATTGTTTATCTGTTTTCTTATATGTGTAACAGCTGATTATATCACAGGTGTTATGAAAGCATATGTAAACAGTGAAGTATCTTCTACAGTCGGAAGAAAAGGAATACTAAAAAAAGCGTCCTACATTGCGGTTGTATTTTGCGCAATGATGGTTGACTATTTGATATTTATTACAAGTGGAAAGTTTGGTGTCAATTACGACCCTATTTCTTGCGTACTTGTAATGGCATGGTTTGTAATCAATGAATTGATATCTATTCTTGAAAATGTCTCGTCTATGGGAGCGCCATGCCCCAAATTTCTGAAATCGCTTATGAAACGGTTGCAGAATAATATAGAAAGCGTAGATAAAGGAGATAAGTCAAAATGAATAAAAAATTTCGTGGTATAGACATTTCGCTTTATCAGCGGAACATTGACTATGATAGAGTTATAAAGGATAATGATTTCGTAATAATCAAAGCGGGCCAGGGCAGAACAGCGGAATATAATTTCCCGTTTACCGACCCCCTTTTTGAACAGCATATAAAGGCATTTCGTTCACGCATATCGGGGAAGAAATTCTACATAGGAGTTTATTGGTACTTCATGGGTAGAACGGAAGCCGAGACTCTCGAGGAAGTTAAGTATCTTATACAGATACTTAAACCTTACAAAGAAAATATAGATATCGGAGTCGCACTCGATGTCGAAGATACATCTCTTATGGGAGATGTAGACGGTCTGTCTCGTAGAGTGAATCTCTTCCTTAATTCTATAATCGGAGCGGGATACAAGGCGTATATATACGCTAACGAATATTTCCTCGCTACTCAGTTTAAGAATAATCTGAATTTTCCGCTTTGGCTCGCGTCTATAGACGACGGCACTAAGTCGCACAAGGGACTTCAGGAGAAATATCCCAACCTTAAAATATGGCAGTATAGCTTTAAGGGTACAGAGGGCGGAATATACCCCGTGGATTGCAACGAGGCGGTTGATATAATCGGAGACACCAACACCGATTACCTCGTAAACATGAAAGATGTTGTTACGCTCACGCGCTTTCTGTCAGGTTGGAATATAAAGGTAAACGAAGTGCAGTCTGATATAAATCAAGATGGATATGTAAATATGAAAGACCTTATAGAACTTATAAGGCTCATGGTAGAGGAGTAAAATATTATGGCGTACACACCGAGCGGAACAATAGCGTTCTATAGAGTACCGTGGAAAAGCGACTATAAAGATGTACGCCTGTTCACCTCAAAGACGGAGGAGAGTAATTATTTCTCCTCCCCTTTGAGGGTAGAACAAAACTACACATACATCCGAGACAAACAGGCTATCAAAGTAAACGCCAATAAAGAGGCTATGGAACAGTATAACTACATTCGTTATATGAATGAAAACTTTTCTCTTAAATGGTTTTACGCTTTCATAACGGGAGTAGAATATATCAATCAAAACGCTTGTTATGTTTACTTTGTGCAGGACGTACATATGACATGGTGGGACTGTTACACAATTAAATCTGCGTATGTAAAGCGTGAGCACGTTTCCGATGAGTCAGACAGTAATAATACTATTGTTGAGGATTTTAATATTTCAAACTATGAACAAGATTATATCGGTTATTCAGTTGATTATACTCCAAAATCAGCTGATAATACAGGCGGATGCGCATTTATAGTAATAACTTCTAATATCCCACTTATTAATTTAGAACGGGCGGACGCCGCTAAAGATTATAAAATTAGAGATATAAAAGCGCGTACAAGCGTGCCAATATTGAACAATATCCGCGGCGTTGGCACATATGTTTTGCTGAAAACGGCTGAACAATACAATAAGTTTTTTGAAACAGCAAATAACTTTGGTTTTATAGATTCAGTATCGCAAGTACTTATGTGCGATTATGATATCATTCAAACGTACTGTACTATTACAGAAGTGACGGATTCGATAACAGGCACAATAAACGGTGGTGGTACTGTCCAATTTTGGACAGGTGATGAGGTAGCTCCTCGCACAAGTGATGTATACGCGCCTTATATTATCACCAAAATGTCGGACGCATATACGTCAGATACTTTCACGCATATTACAGTAGCGGGATACGAACCAAAAAATAGAAAAATTTTTCATTATCCATGTTGTAAATGGGTGATTGACGCAAATAATGGTGATTATGTAGAATTACAACCGCAATTATCGCACACTGCCGTAGAACTGATAATAGATGAAAAATTATCACTTGACACGAAACTTTCTGTGCGCGCGATTCCGCGTCACTACGCATTGACAGATTCGTTTGCAGCTACATCGGGATGGGACTATTTTAATATTCCAAATTCTGTGGGTATTACAGCGTCGGTATCAACCCCGTTTGTTAAAGACAATGCGGCAGTTTGGAATGCTCTTAATTCAAATACAATAAACGCGCAAACTTCAAATGCAAAAGTTAAAATAGCGCTTGACACAGTATTCGGCGCGATTGATACAGTCGCGTCAGCCGGCGCCGGAGCGTTGAACATGGCGGCGCTTAATCCGTCAAGCGTAACCGGGCTAATTGGAGCGGGCAAACAAGGTGTTTCGGAATTGACCGACACAGGGCGGTCTATTACGCGCGACGTTATGCAACTCCGTGAAACAGAGGCTAATATAAATGATAAAGCAAACTTACCGTCGCAGCTTATGAATATGTCAGCAGACGATTCATGGAGCGCTCAAAACGGTTTTATGAAATTTGCTATTCGCCATATGTGCGCCCCACTCAATGAAATAAAACGGTATGATAAATATTTATCGAAATATGGTTACAAAACGAATGACTTCAAGATACCCGCCATGAATAATCGTCAGAATTGGAATTATGTTGAAACATCATCTATAACAATTGCTCCTGTGGAGAAAAACGGTTATACTCCTACAGACAATGAATTAATCGAAATTGAAAGTATATTCAATTCGGGCGTTACATTTTGGCATATAAATGACGTCGGAAATTACGGTGACTATACCAATGAAATTGTAGGTGATACTAATGGCAAATAAGAAAATTCCTGTAGGATTCAAAGGCGCGAACAATGAATGGATAGCGGGAATGACAGAACAGTCCACAATATTTGATACATATTTTTCGCGTCTTGTTCTGTTGGCATTGTCTATCTATAAGTGGAACAATCTCCCCGAAACGATGAACGAACGATTTCTTGAAAAGACGCTCAATGAGGACGCGCGCGCTTGTTTTACAGATTCGGAATACGGGCTGCTCAATTTGCGCGTTGCACCGTCGGGGGATATAAATTTTTATGAGAATCCCACGCGATTCAACTGTTATAGCATAGGAATAAATCTTCTCAAAGACGCAAATGAATGCGTATATATCAGAAATAATTACATAGAACGTTCTACATATCCCATACTCATATATTTTGCTAAGAAACTTACAGAGATAGAGCGTACTATTATTATGAACGTTCACGCCCAGCGCACGCCAATTCTTGTACAGTGTGAACAGGAACAGCTGCTTACAATGAAAAATATGTATATGCAGTATGACGGTTTCATGCCCGTTATATACGCGAACAAAGATATTGAATTGTCAAACCTCTCAGTTCTTAACACAGCTGCTCCGTACCTTGCAGACAAACTCGATGAGGAAAAGAAAAACACATGGCATGAGGCTCTGACGTATCTCGGAATCGGTAATTCAATGGATTTTAAACGGGCGCAAGTGCAAACGTCAGAAATAGAAGTTAATTCTGAACATTATGGATATATGGCAGAGGCGGGACTTATCACACGTCAGCAGGCGTGCGAAGATGCTAATAAGATGTTTGGAATAAACATTTCCGTCGAGCGTCGTAACATTAATGAGATTCTGAATGGGGGTATGCAGTATGGCGAAATATACGACACTACTTCAGACGCTGATTAAAAGCGGTTACGATTTAGGTATGGATACTTATCCTATGCATCAGGAATCATACCGTTTACTACTTAACGACAAAATTTATAAACATTATGCATACCGTGAAATAGGTTTTGAAACTCCAGCGTTGTTCAAACATTACCTTAACATGAAAATGAATGAGATAATGCCGTATTATAATCAGCTGTATGATATTCAAGTTGAATTTCTAAAACAGAATATATTTCAGAATGTTAATAGAACGGAAACCGAAAAAGGTACTATAAACGACAAAGGCGATGGGAGTAATAATACAACCGATAATCGCACTATTACAGACGCTGGGACGCATTCGGACACTGATAACAACCAACGCATTTACAGCGATACACCGATGTCACCGTTGAATTTTGAAAATGTTCAAACCGGAAAATATGCGACCGATGTTACATTTGAAAATAACAGTAACAACGGTACAACCGGAAATAAACGCACTCATGGTGGAACGACAGAGGAAAAAACAACTGATAATAATCTTCGAACGATTGACATCGCAAGAATTTTCACCGGAAACGACGGAAGGCTTTATCCGTCGGAGGTTCTCGCTAAGGCAAAAGCTGAAATATTAAACATTGATATGATGATTATAGACGAATTAAATCCTCTGTTTATGGGGATATTTTAACAAAGAGAGGTATATACAATGGCAATAACACCGCTTAATTTTTGGGTACAGCCTGTAATCCCGCTTACGTTCGATGATTCAATTTCGTATCTTGAAACACTTGGTAAAGTCGTAGAAAAGCTCAATGAATCACTTACGCAAAATGAGGATTGGGCAGCTGAATTGCGTAAAGATATAACGGATTTTACGACTGATATAAATCAGAAAATGCAATCGTTCGAAGATAAAATCGAGCTGCGTGTAACTAAATTTGAATCTGACACAAACACGTCCATAACCCGTTTTCAAAAAGAAACTAATAACGCGATGGCAGCGTTTCAATCTACAATTACAAATTTAGTAAATGAATTTGAAACTGAAATGACAACTAAGTATGAGGCATTTTCAACTCAGATTACAGAATTGGTCAATTCTATATCGCTCAACCCTGATTATTCTATAGATCATGACAGCCTTAATATATGGGACGTATGGGGTAGTGGGGCGAAACTTAACTACAAACTTAAAAATACAACAGGAGCGGAGGTTTATTCTGACGGTAATTACATTTCTGCATATATACCCGTCAGACCTCTTAAAAAATATGCTATACGATTCGGAAAACCACGCGGCAATGCTATAATGGATGATTCTCAGTACATAATTGTGTACGATAAAAACAAAAACTTTGTCAGTCAATTGGTTTCAGACAATTCACCCACAACATTCACAATACCTGTCAATGGGTATTATATAAGAATAAATGTAAATCTTAATACTAAGATATCACCCACGATTAATATAACAAACCTCACTGAAGATACCGGAATGGTGGATATAGAAACTCTGCCTGTTGTAAACGGCGAGCCTGATTATAGCTGGTTTGACGCGCCCGAATCTTTCAAAACTACAATATCGAGTACAACCACAGACGATAACGCTGTATACAAGCGTAAAATTACATGGCGCGATATGGACGGTTCTAAAGACCTCGCGCTTTATGATAATGTAACTGTTGGTGGGTATACTACAGGCGCGTATAATGTAACTACAGGTGAGTTCTCATCGTCTATTACCAATTCATTCACATCGGATTTTATACCCGTTTGTCCGGCCACAGATGATATCGTTATAACTAATCCGCTTAATGCTAGCGGTTATGCGAATGTTATATACTTCAACGAAAACAAAGAAATCATTGGAATGTATAAATTCCCGATTCAGACATCAACCCACGGTATCTATATAAATCCTATTCTGTACAACGACGTTGCGTACATAAAATTCTCCGCGTTGACAACCGATTTGCATAATTGCAGAGTAACCGCTGACGGCACGCCTAATTTTGGTAGTGGGGTCTATCCGGATACCGTTGCTTTTAATAATGTGATATTGATGGCGCGCGCTGCCAAAATTATAAAATGCGGCACTAAAACATATACGGGTAATGAGTGCTATAAAATATTGAAAGACTGTATAACTAACGATAAACCGATATATGATAGTGAAACCGTATCGGGTCAGCTTATTTCCCTTAGAGCGCATACTTATGAGAGAACGAATTCAACCACGACGAGTTGTAGATTTATTGGTAATAAAATAAATGGAGATTCTGTCACATTGGTTGTTACTTTGGGGGACAGCGGTGCGGTAAATTTATCGTAATTATGAGCGAGTGTTAAACACCGCAATGGCATAAAGAGCCATATAATTAAAAAGGAGAGGTTTTTATACCTCTCCTTTTATTATATCTAACCACGCTGCTTTTACACGGGCGTTTTCATAAGCCGTTCCCCATTTATTACCTATCCGCTCCATAGCAACAGTAAACGCTTTTGAGTTGTAAAAACGGAACGTATCGACCGAGCGGGTATTTATCCGCGGTCGGTTGCGGGCGTGCTTACCGTGGTATTCGCCGATAAGCAAACAGCGGTTCTTAACACTGAATCCCATTGTCATTTTAACCTTATTATACTCAAAAACATAAATCCAATGGTAGTCTTTGAATAATTGCGGTTTAATTTCAGGGTCTTTCTTAAACGAGCCTGTCGTAGCTACATCGTTTCCGGCTACACGTTGCATTTTTGGTATCTCATCTTCACTCTCATACGCAACGGGGACAAACTCCATAGCACACTTTGCACCGTTTTCAAAGCCGGACGCGTTCCAAAATATAGTCTCGCCTAATTTTGGATTTACAGCCTCCCAATCCAAACCGAAAAACCGAAAGAACGGATTATATTTTGACATTTCATTCAAATTGTTACCTATAAATATAACTGTCCCATTTCTATTTCTGAACACAGTAGATACTATTGACATGAGATGCTCGGGTTCGTTCGGATAATATCCATATGGGTCTCTCATGATAAATTCATCAAATACAATTGTTTCAACGTCAGGATATTGAGAGCTTTTAGATGCAACTTCCTCATTGGATAATGCAATACCGTGACCAAAAGGCGCTCCGTTATACAGATATTTTTGACGGTCGAATACAATATCGGTTGTTTCATCATTAAGTCGTTTAAACCATGTACTCGCGCTCCGCATGGCGGTGTAGTTTCGGAATACTCTCACAAATTCAGATTTGTCAGTGTCGTATTTCTCTTTTAAATATTTTGCAATCGATGTACTTTTTCCGGATGAACGTCCGCCGAATAAGAAAATATAAGAACAGTTGGGGAAATTAGTTATGTCAAATTCATAATATTTCATGCTAAATCCTCCGTTAAGTCGGACATGGAATCGCTAAGTAAAATACCATGCTTGAATTTTGATATGTCACAAGGGCAGAACATTATATTTCTTTTACTATTCAAATAGTATACTATGCCTATCCCCTCGTCAAACATATAAAAAGTAGTCCGCTCTGTGTCAAGTTTATTACCAAATACATATTCCGATACTTCGTCATAGTGAAGATACGCAGATTTTTCGTTTGTCCAAAAAAGTCCTTTTTTCATAGGCATTTTGAATTCGTAATCTGTGTTTTTAATTACAGCGCCGCAATATTGCCCAAATTCATCTGACCATTTTCCTTGGTTCTGTCTATCGAGATATGTACGTCCTGAAACGCTTTGGTCGAACATTGTGTTGGTTTTCCACATAATCCGCATAAGAGCCTTAAACGAAAGTAGCCATGATTCACTATTTTTATATAAATAATCAAGAACAACAGATACTTTCATTGTGGCTTGTACAAGCCCTGATGTCTTTACATCTAATTCACCGTCAAATGTCATATAACGCTTTGAATTGAGTGCTGTGAAATACGCATATGTTTCTTCATAATCAAATTTCCCTAAACCCCATTTATTTTTTTGTACCTGTGGATGTTTGGATTTTTGACAGCGTTCCATAACTCCGTTGTTGAATTCAGCTACTACGTTAAGAAGATTCTTAAATGTAACAGCTGATTCATAGGGGTGATACAGTTTCGCGCTATCGGTGTCCCAATATACAATAATATATGGAGTTTTAGTGAATATAAGATGAGAGAATAACACAAGGTGTCTCCGCGCATATGCTGTAATGTAAATTCCAACTATGTATGACGATTTAACACGCTTAAACAAACCCCGGTCGGAACGCTCTTTTCCGAGTTTTATCATAGTTTCGTTATAATATCGCTCGAATGATTCTCGACTAAGCGATTCCGTATTTGACGTTATGCAGTCCTCGTCAATAAGAGTATCACCGAATACAAGCTGTGTTGCGTCTATTCCATATTGCGCATTGAACATATTTTTCGATAGCATGAGATAGCGTTTAGCTAACTTCTTAGGCTCAGCATTTGATTTTATGTCAGAGAGCCATTTTTCGGGAATACTATTCAACAATGTTTCATCGGGGTGTTTACCGTTTGATATAGCTTTCAGCGCAGTTTTCATATTTGCATATATAATGTTGCGCTCAACTAATTCATTTATACCACCTGATGATTTTGCGCAATTGAGAAATAAACATTCAGCTGATATAGATTCAACATCGTACATTTTGAGTATATTCACAATATCAACTTCTGTTGCGTATATAGTACACTCGTCATAGCTGATAATTCTGCCATTATCGATAAGGCGATTATACTCAGACACCATTTCTTCTAACAATTTGTAACCATGCGGTTTTTTATTATATTTTATTTCGCCTAAACCATCTTTTGATTTAGTCTTTGACGCTGAAATAATGGGCATATAGTTATAACCGTAATTTTTAATTTTTATATTTTTTAGCGTAAATATGCCGTGAAACATTTTTCCCGACACAAGAACATGACGCATTTTTATAGCCTCGACATCATCTAACAATGACGATTCTATACATTCTTCATATAATCCGCTCCATAGATTTTGTAATTCATCGTTTACATATAATACGCCGTTAGTATCGGGAAAATCCATTTGTGTAGACTGCGACGGATAATCCGAGCATACATCGAATGAATGTACTAAAGTGCATAACTTCCCGCGGAAAAATGTATTCGCGTGTGTATAAGCCCCCTGATACACACCGCGCATAATTTGATATTGGTCAAAATTCATAGGAAATGTATCAACACAGTAATTGCTCCACGCCTTCTCTAATTCTGATGATAAAATAGCCTTATTGTTTTTACGCGTAAATGAAGTAAATGTGAGTGGGATATCCTTTATGTTTTTAATCCAAAACCAATTTTTACATTCTTCTATAATTCCGCAAGCTGTTACCTTACAGTCGTTATAACAATAGTCATAGTCGTATTTCTCAAGTTTATCTGTAGGGAGTCGAAATTCATTATAATCATATCCAAGTTTCGGGTGTCCTATCATGTCACCGATTGAACCGACAGAACGGTGTAAAAGTTTAAGCGAACATCGTATCTCAAGCCAAACTTTCTCACCGTCTCCAAACGCGAGTCTCCACGGATTACTTCCGTCGGAAAATGATTTTGTAATCATCAGCTGACCCATGAGAGATTCCCAATTACGCGCGAAGGAAAAATCGAACCCGAGGTTGTGAAAAAATATAAGTGTTCTCTTTTTACGTTTTTCAGCTTGCTTATAAAGTGTATAAAAATAATCTCCGAGGTCTTTCGGATAACGGCAGTCGAAACATGGTTCTACAATGTCCCATGAATCAGGTGTGGATAATCCTTTATTAAAATTGGCTTTTACTACGCAAGCGAGATATGCTCCGCATTCATTCGTCTCTAAGTTAGATGATGTTTCAAAATCAGCGACATAAAATATAGGAGAGTAATCTATCTCGGTAAATGCTTTTACTTTAGGTTTTATTATTTCGTCTAAATCCGTCTCGCCGCGTTGCAGTCGTTTCTTTATAGTAGAAATACCTACACAGTTTTGTCCGTGTAGGTATTCCGAAAGGGTGGTTAAGTCTTTTAGCGTATATGGCTTATTATCAATTGTATATGTATTCACGGTTGAACGCTATAATCTTTTTTGTGCCACTCTTTACTATATACAGCCTCACTGTCCGCCATGTGCAAATAAAATGCTAACGGATTATGCGAAAACACATCGCTTATATTTCGTTTGTCATACTCTGACGCGAACCCCATATGACAGTTGATTGCTTGAGCCTCTTCTATTTTAAGCGGTATGAATGATTGGAGTATATATACAGATTTAGAACCGTGCCCGCCGAACGGCGTTTCTTCGTTCCATTCATAAGATTGATACTGCTCCCATTTGCCGTCTACTTTAGTCCATCTCATGACAGGCTTATAGCAATTACATTTGCATATATCGTGAAAAAGAGATGTGATTATAAGACTGTCTTCGGGGATTTCGTTCTCTAAATAAAGTCTGTCGCGGTATTCTCGGAGTTTATCATAAACTTCAAGTGAATGTTTTATAAGACCTTCCACTTCGTTGTCATGATACTTAATAGACGCGGGCGCGGTGCAAAAATCGCTGTCGACAAATATATATTTGTGGAGTTTGTCTATACCATCGCGGTCTATTTTCTCCATAAGATATTTTAGGCGGTCTGAATGAAAGTCGTACATTTTTATATCCCCATTTCAATCTGTCTTTGTGTTCTTACGCATCGCCCCGTACATTCCTCTTCGTTACTGCCGGTGTAATCGTATATCGGTATGGACCGTTTTGGGAATATTGAACGATACACAGGCGTTCTAAATAATATATAGTATGCCTCGTCTATAACATAAACCTCAATGACCTTATAACCGTTTTTCTTACCCCATTCTAACGTCCATTCATAGTCATATGAGCCATATGCCAAAAATAGTTTTTTGTTAAATTTATATAACATATTTTTCTTCATTATTTGAAACCTCCTTTTAAGTGCGAAAGTATTTCGTTTTTACGTTCTTCCAATGCTGCTATATCGTCTTCGCGCTGTTTTTCGTTGTCATTAGCTTTTGCGTTATCTTTTGCCTTGTCAAATTCTTTTTCCAGCCAATCCGAAAAGCCTTTAGCGTTGGATGGCGGAACATCAAATTCGCCTGTAATATAATAACCAAGGTCGGACTTTGGGTCCGCAAATGTTGCGAGATATCTATTATCTTCTCTTACATTGACTGTTTTTGTTTTGTAATTTATATAATCTATAGCGTCATTGAAATCTTTGAATTTCTCACCTTTGTCTAAGTCTTCTTTTATTGATTCTACGGTTATAAGTTTTTCCTGCCATTTGAGTTTGTCGTTTCTATATATGATTCGTTGATTATGTTTATTTATAGCGTTTCTGAGAATGTGTTCTTGTTGAGGTGTTAGTTCCAATTTTCTTTATTCCCCTATCTGACAATAATCTTATTAATGACCATTCGACTTTAAACCAATTCAACCATTTTGTACATCTGTTATATGCACTGCATGATTCGCGCGCTTGCTTAATGTCTTTTGCGTATGGGGCATGGGGAGTTTGACACTCCCCACACGGATACCCACACGGATTATATTTATTAGTCATCTTTCTTTCCGTCTATGAATTCTATGCGGTCGACTATACACGAAACGTATGTTTTGTAAATCTCGTTTCCGCTCTTTGTCTTTTCGTCGGATTTTTCGCTACGGACTGAAAGCTGTCCATTTATAAAAGCAGCTGAACCTTTATTGAAATACTTTGTAATGAAATCCGCTGTCCCACCAAATGCCGAACAACGAATAAACGTTGTTTCTTCGGTCTGTCTATTGTTTATGGCAAGTGTAAACGAACATCCTGTTTTCTGCTCTTTCTTTGAGCCATAAGTAAATGTTTCAGGGTTAGCTACAAGGTGTCCTGCGATTGTAAGCTGATTGACGTTAAGAATTGACATTTTGTGATTCTCTCTTTCTGTGTTTTTATTTTTAGATTTTGTAGGAATTTTACCCTGCGATTGTATTTTCAGAGATTTTACCCTGCGATTATAATATTGGGAATTTTACCCTGCGATTGTAAATGTGAACGAAATATGAATGAATTATAAACAAATTGTTAACAGAAAATTGTTAACAGAGTGTAAACAGACTATGAACAGAATGTTAACAACTTATTGATACATTTTGAACATTTTGTAAATGAATTATTAACATCCTGTTACTAAGTCTGTATCCTGTGCATAACCTTTTAGTGATTATGCACAGGATTTACTTAAAGATTAGTTATCGTAGTTATCGAAATTGCTGTTGCACAGAGCATTAATATAATAAAGAATGATATTATAAATCCCAAGATTTTAATTAAATATTCTTTATCGTTCATGCGCGGAATACCTTTTGAAGTCTGTCACCGATAAACACGCACCATATACCATTTAATCTGTCACGGAGAACGTGAACTTTTTCGCCTCCGCAGCATTTCTGTAGTAACTGCCGAACGTAGCGCGCACAATCATGATTTAATAATTCCTCATATAGCGACCATGTAGTCTGCTTTGCCGTTGTGGCAGAACACCGTGGGGCATTAATGCATTGAATGCGGAATGATGTTAAATTGCCATCGCACTCTTTATATATGCTATAAATTGGAATTTCGTATGAATAAAATGTCCGGTCGTGATTCTCGCTTGAATAGCCGTCAAAACCGCATTGCGCATAATCGTGTAAAATTAATTTATACATTTTTTACTCTCCTTTTAATGTTTATGAATGGAATAGAGGGGTTTAGCCCTCTATTCCAATCTCTGCCATCATTGCAGCGACTCGCCGTTTAGCCTGTTCAAGTTCAAGAAGTTTAACAGCCTTTTCAAGTTCTGCCGTATCTTCCGACGGGTTGACTTTTCCGGCGCTTGCAATCTTGCGCTTGATTCGGTGGATGGCGTCGGATATTTCTTCGGGCGTGCATTCGGTAAGCGTTCCATTTTTAAGGGATTCGAACGCTTTGATTTCTGCTACACGTTCGCGCGTCTTGCCGCCTCGGTCGGCGTATTCCGCCATAAGTTCAGCGAGGCGTGCCTCGTCTGCTTTGGGGTGGTTAGAACGTATGCGGGAACGTTCGAATCCTATCGCACGGCGGAGTTCGCTATCGGACAATGACTTTACAGGAAGTTTAATAATTTCGTCCGTGTCGATGTCGATTCTGTGCGTAGTGTGGCAGTCGGGGCATTCATAGGTGTACTGAATTTTCATTTTTTACCTCTTTCTTCCTTATAGGAAATTTAATATATATGCAAAGGCTTGCGCCTTATGCGCTGTATATAGTTGTCAATGAGCGGCTAAGGGTAGGATTTTTTTGTTCTTGCTCTCCCTTGTTTACGTCTATATTATACCATATCCGCGACCGGATGTCAATATAAATTTACTTAAAGTTTTCGAGTTTACAAATTGTTAATAATTCATAGTTTGGTCATATAATTATAGTGATTTGTTAATAGAATATTCATAGCGTGGTAATAGTGTGTTAATTGCTTGTTCATATATCACTTGTTATTTAATAATTTGGTAATAGTGTGTTCATAGTTTGTTCATGAAATGGTTGAAGTTTGTTCACAAGAGGATAGGAAATATTCCTAAAAAAGGAAAATTTTGGTAAAACGGGACACGGGTATATAT